CTAACCCAATGTTTTAACCACGCAGGAAATATAAACATATCTCCTTCTTTCGGAAAGTAAGACATATAAGTTACAGCATTCCTTGGTCCTTCACCATACATAAACTGTATGCCTCCAGGTCCACAGCTCTTACCTTTATATGCTTCGTTTTCTTCTTTTAATTTATCGGGTATCGATAAATATATTACAAACGATAGTTTACCATCATGGTCGTGTGGTGGGTTAAACTCATACTGTCTTTGAAAGTTACACCACAAAGCAGTTAATGCATACTCTGGTTTATGTTCGTATTTTTTATTCTGATATCTTTGAAATGCCTCATCGTAAATACCAAGATACGGTGACAGATAAGGTATAATTATATCTCGTTGTTTATCACTATATCCTCGTTCTTTTGCGATCTGTCCTGCTAGTCTATCACTAAAATCTTTTTCAGTTTTTTTAGCTTCGTCTAGTAATACTTTTCTAAAGTCATCTTGTATTTTAAATCTGGTAACACATGGTCCCCAGTTAAATGTATTGACTGATATCTTTATCGGTTCTTTTTCTTTTGCCATTTATTACTCCTTAATATTTTTACATGTTCTCGCCATGCCCACGCACTTAATTGTCCAGACCAACCCATAATCCACATATAAAACTTTAACATCATTCTAATGACATTGCTTGTTTATATTGTTCTATACTTACCACATTACCATTCATTATGTGTGGGTCGTAATGATCTATAATTTGTTCTACCTTATGTAGTTTAGTTTTAGACCAAGGCCAAATTAATTTACATACTTGGTACGCATCTCTAAATGTACATCGCCATTTGTATTGCATCAAGTATTTAGTTCCGTCTTTACGTAAACCTTTTCTAGGTTTTCTAACAACGGTGCCAACAGCTAGTATTTCATGAACCCAACGTATTACGTGTTCGTCCGTCATTGTTATCTCCATGCTAATACGTTGTGACATAGAATATCGATAACCTTTACCGTTATGTTTCTTTTTCTTTTCTTTTCGTCTAGCAAAATAAATACTACCTTCACCATCAAAAAGTCCTGCAATGTATGCTATGTCTTCATTTGTTATCATGTGTTATAATCCATCTTAGTGTTGACGTTGTAGGATCAAAGCCATCAAACTTACTAGTGCAAGCTGTTAGAAGTACCATCATCAATCCAACCCATATCAGTTGTTTCATAAAACTCACCCTCCGAATCACAGTCCCAACATTGGTGTACTGTATCTTTACCTTCTGTTGCAACTTTTAAATATCCATTACCTTTACAAGTTGGACATATCGTTATTGTTACTTTAGCTTTTTTTAATTTTGCCATTTAGTTTTCTCGCTTTCTCATTTGCTAATGATTCAATCGTCTTTGCTACAGACAATTTAGCATCGGGCAATAATATCTTTGATAACTTATCTAAAATAGCATATGTTTCTTTTGTTAGTGAAACATTTTTGTATTTACTCATGTCAGTCATGTGTTTCCTTTCATATTTAATAGCTGTAATATAGGTGATAATATAGGATTGTCAATGAAATTTATACTAAGTTTAATAATTTGTTCTAGCGTTGCTGGTGAATGTATGCCTCCTTTTGATTGGCAAGAAACATTTAGGACTAAGTATGATTGTTTGACTTTTGGTTATGAAGAATCTCTTAAAAAAATGAAAGAGATAGGACGTGAAGACGTTAATAAATACGGTATGTATATTAAGTTTTACTGCACACCTACTGACACAATTTGACAATATGGCAGAATTATGGTAATGGCAAGAATCTTCTCACCATTACCTACCCTTACTTTTCCCTCTTTAGGGTAGGTGTTTCTTTATTCCACATCCACAGTAAAATAACTGCAGGTAGAATAAAAAGACTAGTTACACATACACCCAAAAAAATATCCACTATCATCGTTCATTACATGTGCGTTAAGACTATCAACAAAAGTTGCTAGTTTCAATCGTACAATGTCACATAAATCAAAACAATCAACGTCGTTTGTTAACACTATTCCGTCCAACATCTTTTTCGTTATTGGGATCAAATGGTACAACCCGTCGTTTAGAATTATAATATCCATGAGTGTAAGCTATCTCCTTTATTCTTTTATACCATAGTTGTTTATACTTTGGATCTTTTGTTTTGTTCCAAAGATTTGCTAATTCATCTGGGTCTTTTATCTGAGACATTTGATGTACCTAACGCTATGATTTTTTTTAAACTAGGAGCTGACAGTTGTATATCTACACCGTAAGACTTCCATTGTCTTTTCATTATATTTAATTCCAACAACAGTGTTGAGTATTGTCGTTGAGATATTTCGTTTGTTTTTATTGTTATAGTTTTTTCTTTCATAACTATAGGATAGTCATTTATTTTGTTTTGTCAACGGCCTTGTCCACGGTATTTTTTAAAACTACGCCGGCGGTTTTTGTTCATTTTTTGTAAACTTGGATTTCTACCTATACTTGTTTTGTGAAATATGGGTTCGTGCGCAACTTTTGCGTACAAACCTTTAGCTTTCTTCGCCATAAAAATATTCTTCTAGTTTTGATTGAAGAGTGTGTTTATGCAAATGTGGTATATAACTTATCTTACCATTTACATGTTGCTCTAAATCTGCACCACATGTTAAACACCTAAAAAATTGTTTTGTTAATCCAACCAACGGTGTATATTCTTCACACGTAGGGCAAACACCATTAACTATTTCTGCTGTTATTTTGAATTTTTTTTCGGTCATAAACTTTCTTGGAGCGTACCACACGTTGGTGATAACGTCTATCTTTTAATTCTTTAGCAAGTTTATTGGTTTTTTTAGTCAAGGATTAACGAAAGAATTTTTTTCTCTCCCATGTATATCTCTACGTTTGCCTTGGACTGTATGCACTTGTAAACAACTCTATCTTTAGTGCTTTTGTCCTTCATAGCATAACGCTTGGCCTTAAGACAATTTGATAACGACTCGTGGTAACGGTGTTCTATAATTTTGTGGTCCTGTAAGAGTAATAAAGCAAATACCATTTCAACCATTAGTGTGCTCCTGATCCGTTTCTAATTAATTTTTCTACGTCTTCTGTAAGTTTTTCTGTTCTATCTTTTAAAAATTCTATATTAACTGCATTATTTCTCATACTTTTCACCTCTGCATCTATGTCCTCTAAAACACCTGCCAAGTGTTCTACTAACATAAAGAGCTCAGCTTCTCCACTTGACTGGCCAAGTTCTCCACGTGGATATTTAATTCTAAACTCTGAGTTTTGTTCTAAGTCCTTTTGCATTAATTCTATCTTTGTGGCATGATTGTTTAGTGTTTCGTGTAAACCAAAATAAGCCCAGGTGCCGATTGCAACGAGCGCGATCAAGCTAGCAACCGTCTTCATAGGCATCTGCACGGCAGCGGATTCAGATATTGTTAAAGGTTTCTTACTCATGTTTTGGTTTTGGTAATGGAATTATATAATCTTTTGAATTAACTTTCAACGGTTGTGATGGTTTCACACAAAACGCGAGTAAACATAACAAAATTATAAGTATTGCTGTGAACCTGTAGTCCATAACAACCCCCAATCATTAGTCTTTTATTCCAAAAATCCAAATTTTAATTTTTTTCCAAAGTCTTTTAATCATTTTTTTTCTCCTCTATTTCATAGAAGAACTTGTCGGTATCTTCTGTCCGCCACGCTCTACTATCTTCTACATTCCATTCAGATGTTTGCACTTTCCAATCAGGAATATTATCTTTCACAGTGAAAGAAGGTATGTCCCATATACATCTATTGTTTGGTTGTGCTGCAAAATTGCCATCGTCTAATGCAATAATGTGAGCGCACTTGTGTTCGTGCGGAATCTCTGAATGATCAGTGTCGAGTATGTTAGCCTCTGGATGTGCAAAGTCAATAGTAAATAAATATTTTCCTGAGTGCCATTTCTTATCTTTTCCTATATACTTGCCGGCCTGTGATTCTAAAATGTCCCAAGAAGTGACAGCAGGATAATAAGAAAAACAATTCCAGAGCTGAAGTTCATCAAGTCGTCTTGTGGGCACTCTGGATGGCTCAAATCCCTTTTGAATAAACGCGCTAATTGGTAGGCGATAAAATATTGCACCGTTTTCCATAATAGCATGCCATAGTATACTCCTTCCAGTAAGAGCCGATATACCGAAGATAATGCAGTCTTCAACTTCTCCCCTATGTTTTTTAAGATCATAAAGATACTCCCTTCTTATCTGTGCATAAACTGGTGGTATGTTTGCGTTTAAATATGCCATAATTTATCCTCATTTAATCGTACCCCAATTTGGTCCAGATTCAAAGTCAACTTTATTCTTAACCTCAAGAGGTATCGTTTGCTCCATTATATTTTTGATAAGCTCTGGTTCATGGTCCGTGATTGAAAAACAAAGCTCATCATGTATTTGTATATGTGGTATTATACCTTTTTCATGTAGATCTACCATAGCCTTCTTTGTCATATCCGCAGCTGATCCTTGTATCAATCTATTCAAAGCCTTGTAGGTAAACGCAGGCGTGTAGTATCTCTCAAAATAATCCATGTAGTTTGCATCTATCTTATTCTCTTTGTATTTATCTAGCATCTCTGCCTTAAATGCTTCCATAGCCTGCTCTTTTGTATACAAAGGCACCTCGTTAAATCTATTGGTTTCGGGATTCCATTCTTTGTTTGTTGTTTCCCATCTATCAAACCTGCAGAATCTATCGTGTAATGTAAATAATAATTTATTTTGTTTTGCAAATGCAATTAATTCCTGTGATAATTGACGTACAAAGGGGACTCTTCCATGGTATTCATTAAATAATTCTTTTGCCTGTCGCTGGTCTAGACCCAACTCTCTCTGTAATTTTATCTTACCCATTCCATAGAACAGACCTAGGTTGATTGTTTTTGCCTGTTTCCTGGAGATATTAGCCATGTCAGCAACGATTTGATGGAAATCGGCATCATCCTTGTCAAATTCCTCTTGCAGGTTCTCTGTGCCTGGTAGGCCTAATTTAATCGCATAGTGCACCACAATACGTGGTTCCTGCTGTGAATAATCAAAGCTGCCCCATTGGCAACCGTCCTCTGGTATAAATAATTCTCTCATCTTACTGCCAATATAACCCTTAGCCGGTATCTGTTGCAGGTTAGGATTAGACATACTAAACCTGCCGGTGACGGTGCCACCTGTATCTGATCTTATCTGATTTATATCTGCATGTATCCTACCCTCGTGCACATACTCTAGTAAGCCGTCTATGAAAGTATTAACCGCCTTGTCATACTCTCTTGCCTTTGCGATCATACGTAAACATTTGTTATTATGTTTTCGTAAATAATCTTTTGGTAGTTGTGGCATCTTAGATTTTGGTGTGACCTTGTAATCTTTTATACAAAGGTGATCTAATAATTTTTTAATTGATGCTGCAGCCCAGATGTCAACGTGTATTGTTGTTATGCTTTCTATAGCTTTTATTATTTGGTCTCTACGTTTCTTAAGATGTCTTCCAAACAGGATCGCTTTTGCGACATCTATTCTAACGCCTTTGAATTTCATGTCAACCAAACATAAAAATAATTTTGTTTCTAATTCAAATATTTGTCTACAAGTTTTTTGTTCTCCGTCATCTTTAGTGTATAATACTTCGTCAATTTTTTTATTAAATAATTTCCATAACTTGTAAGTTAGATTCACATCTTGCTTTGCATACTCTTTTACAATAGATGCAGGAAGTTTGTGCATGTTAGTCATCGGGTCCTTGACTGTACCACCAGACCATTCTAATGTTTTCTGTTGTAGATCGTATTTATATTTTTCTTCGTTAAGATAATCTTTTGATAGTGCGTCGAGTGAATATTTAAATCTATTCTCATCAATAACAGATGCGGCTATCATCGTGTCAACTATTCTACCTTTAATCATCATGCCTGTCACTGCTCTAATCCAACAGACATCATACATAGCGTTATGAAATACTTTTGTAATCTTTTCGTTTTGAAATATTCTTTCGTTAAGAATATCCCATATCTTATTTATTCTATCAAAAGCTATATCGGTATCAGAGTGGCGTAGTGGAAAGTATGCAAGATCATTCTTTGTTGCAACAGCTATCCCACAAATAAAACCATCTTTGCGTATCGCACCTAAACCTTTTGTTTTAAGATTAGGATCATATGTTTCGATATCTATCGCAACTGTATCTATTCCACTAAGATCTAAATCCTCTGGTGTATTACACATTGTAATCCCTCTCTATAATCATTTCTATAAAATGTATTGCTTTCAATAAATCTTCCTTACCATTCTTGTCCTGATGACGTATGATATATTTTATAGCACAACCCTCAGGATATAACAACTTATTCTCAACTACAAACTTACTTGGCTGTATGACATACTTTTGATAATGACTTCCGCCGTGCTGCTTGTCCCAAACATTTTTCTTTTTCATCTTACTCCTAACGTGTATTTACCTTGTGATGCCACACTCCAACAATCAAACTTGCCTCTGCTGTATGCAACATATTTTAATCTGAGTTGTGTAAAATAATCCTCTTGTCTTGTTGCTGTCAGATCAACAACAACATTGTCAAACGTCAGGCCTTTTACGGTATGTATGTTTGCATATTTTACTCGTACATCTCCATCATCATACCCCTTGTTTAGAATCTTTCTAATGTAGATTAATCTATCAGGATCTGTCTTCTTTCTTATTAATGCAAAGTCTCTTTCTTTACCTGCGTTTTCTTTTAAATACTTGTGATATATCATGTAGTCCATAGTGTATTCTCTATCCACCCACTCATCAAAAGTCTCCTCACCCCTGCCATGCACTATCACTTTGCTACCCATGTATTGCCAGAAATCTTTTATTTGTTTCAGTGGCATGGGTGTGCCTTTACAGAAATCTGGCCATAGTTTGTGGCATCGTAATTCTTTCTTTGGTACGTGGGCCGTGTTGCCTACATGTGCAAACTCTATGCCCTGTTGTTTGAAAAATTTTTTGACCCATGAATCTGACGGCGTGCCGCGATAGGTGAATAAAAAAGTCTCATTAGTATGTTTTATTTTATCTAACAAGGCAGTCATGGCACTACATCTTTTATCCAAGCTAGGTAAGTGATAGTGATTACCTATCACATCTGTCGGTTTCCAAGTTCTCTCATAACCATAGTGATCCCATATAGGTCTTATTATTCTTTTACATAGATTGTTTATTGTCTTGCCACATCTATGTCCTTGATCTAATTGTTCTGCATCTCTCGATAATCTGTGATAGTAGTCCGCGTCTGATCCTGCAAACTCAAATATAGTCTGGTCCGCATCACCAACAAAATAATATTCTTTTGCTTTCGTTGCCATCTTGTCAAGAGCCTCTCTCTGTGGCACGTTGCTATCCTGTGCCTCGTCAACTATTAACGCATCTATGTCTGGCTCTACAGCTTTGTCTATAAAATCCTGTATCATATCTGCGTAGTCACAAACGTGATTGTCATGTTTGTATTGCACATATGGAAACTGCATCTGTTCGATAGAGTTTAAACTATATGGTTTGTAAACTTCTTTATCACATGTCTTCCAATGTTCTTTTAACGTGTTGCCTTTGCCATGTGCATCAGCAAGATATCTATAAAATTTATGTTTATCTGCATTAAACTCTGATTCGTTTATTCTTTGTAGATTAAATAAAGAATCTATCATGGATAGATTCTTGTGATCCTCATAACTAAAAACCTCTTTACGTCCAACCAATCTGCTTTTACAATATGCATGTATTGTACAGATATTATATTTCATAGATTTTTTTGTAACACCCTGCATCTCTGGTAGTTTAAGTATCTCATCTCTTATCTCATCAGCTGCAACATTTGTGTGTGATAATATTATTATTCTGTTGTGAGGATATTTTTTTAATAACTCTGTATATTTTTGTGTGATAAACATAGAAGTTTTACCTGTGCCCGGTGGCCCTGATATGAATTTAGGTTGTCTCATCTGTCACCTCTTTGTATTGACCCTCTATTATTAAATCTTCTGTATCCACCTCTTGATCACATATACGCCAAAAAACACAAGATTTTGTGCCATACTTTCCATGTTTTTTTTCTGCTTTCAATATGTCCTGACATTTCATTGCAAGATCTACTCTGTCTAAATTTATTCTTTGTTTGTGTAAGTAATCTTCAAATTTATCTAGATTAAACTCCAAATATTTTCTCTTTATGTTGTAATGTGGTAAACCAAAATATGCTAATTCTTTTTTGTTTGTATATGCTTTTTCTATTGAAATATAATTTTTGAAATGTTTTACAAATTTTAAATTTTCTTCTGCCTCTTCTACATATTTATCTGACTTTTCTCTCGCCTCATACTTTCTACGCATGATCTCTTCAAAGTCTGCAGCTTTCATCTCTGGTATCCAGACAGATGCTTTACTGATCACAGCATCATAAAATAATTTTTTATTTCTAAGTGTGGGACCATCTACTATAATTGTCTTTTCAACAGCCTCTCCCTGCACCACAGCGTTTATTTTTACATAATATCTGTTGCTACCATATTCTATTATCTGCCCAATAGATTGTTTTGCTTCTTCGCTTGTAGCTTCTTGTATACCAATCCAACTAAATATTGTTGCGATTGTTTTTGTAGAGCACCCAATAATCTCTGCAAGTTTTGGCATACCAAATTTTCTATTCGCTTTTTTGTGTGTAGTTCCTTTTCTTTTTCTTTTTTCTGCCTCTTCATCTTTTGCTGCCACTGCAATCTTGTAAACAAAATCGTCTATATCGTCGACATTCCACTCTGTGTGTTTTAATAATACACCTGCCATAGCAGTGCAGTAATCATCTCTCTGTCCGGAACCCGCGTACGTAATACAAAGAGCTGCAGCTAAAGCTATCTTACCAAGATCAACTTTTAAATTACCTGGATACTCGTCTATTCCATCATACTTAACCCATTTTACAACTTCGTTTGTAGTATGGTATTTTGTTTCTGGAACTAGTGTATATTTGTTTGCACCATGTCTTATCTCGCAAAGAGTTGCGCCGTGACCATAGTCTTTGTAATAATTTTCTAATTCTTTTGGTAATGCAAATTTTTTATAGTCTGATGTGCCAGACCAAATATAATGACTTGATGGATTGTTTCTTCTACCAAATATTGCACCACATGACTTTATGTGGTCACTTGTAAATCTTTTTACGACAGGATTATCAATATCAAAATCTATATATTGATCTAATCTAAGTCCTATCTGTTTTGTTGCGTGTTCTATTCTCCACTCTTCTTTCGTAATTTTAAAATCTGGATCGGACCATTTCTCGACCACAGCCTGCTTTGTATCGCAGGGTATGATCACCCGTCCCAGATCTATCCAATCTTCATACGTAACCGGTGCTTTGATTATCTTTTCATTCATAAATTAAAAGTGGGCGTATCCACTCTCGCTTAGACGCCCACTACCTAGGATCTTATAAATTTAAAGATTTTTTAGTTTGCTCTTGTGTTTCAGGTTTTGCTTCTATCTCACCTTTACCTACAGAATCTGCAAAAGATTTTGCCATTTCATAGATACCTTTATCTGTGACTGGTCCCACCTTTGCTACATCCCAACCAAACCATGTTCCTTTGTCGTTAGACATCTGAACGGTTGATAGTTTATAAATGTGGCTGTAAGTTGGCGGAGTAAACAAACCATTTTTACCCTGCATCTTTAAACCCATCATCATCGAGTTCCATTTTCTACTAACTTTTAATTGAGTAGATTTCATAGATATCAATGCTGTCTCTGGGTTATCACCCACTACAAGTACAAAATGACTAGCGGTGTTATCAAGATAATTACCATTAGGTAATCTATCCTTATAATCTTTACCTCTAGTTGTTTGGCTGATGATATCACTATTTGCATCGTGTATCGCTACAGGAGCACCTGTTGATGTGCCTCTATCTTGCCATTCTATGTACTGTCTTTTGTAGTAACATGGTACAACATTAATTGAATCGTACAATGCGTTGGTGACAGTATTTATGATTTTGCCTGGCTCTGCGCCTTCGACGTATTTACCATCTCTTTTATTTACCTCTGGAGATAGCTGTCCCAAAATTTTTAAGAATGGTAACGCAAGATCTTCTTGCGATATATTCTGGGCTCCTTGTTGTGCATCAGCTTCCATATCAAACGTAGCTAGTGCACCATTCTTTTTTTCTGTTACTTGGTTCATGTTTATTTGTTCCTTTTTATTGTTGTTTTATTCTCCGAGAACACCCCGAAGATTTCCGTTGGCATTTCTTTTCCTGCCTCAATACGCTCACGGACTAACGCTTTCAGAGTCATGGGCTCAACCTTCATCTTTTGTGT